AAGGGATTGTAATGGTCTGCAGTGTAGTTTTGGTTACTCGTCGTCGGTCCGTTGGTATTGGTATACGGAGGTTGCGACCTTGTGGGTTGCGGGTACGGCAACGCTATCTTATTACAGGATACGCATCGGTCTTGTCCCGTATTGTTTATCGTTGTGTTATCCGTTTGGTTGAAATCCACACACATTTTTTGATTGTTACTTAGCGACCAATTGATGGTGTGGTAATGAGCGGGAAAGGAGTCATCATCTATTGCCGTTTGACCTCCATAGATAGGCGACTCATTACCATAAGATGTTCCTATCGCCCCCGTTGCGGATGAACCTATCGGTGTTCTTCCCTGAAAGGTGGGGACATTAAAATATCCCGCGGGTTGTCCGATGGTATAAGTAAGACCAATTACGGCATAAAGGTTGGGGTAGTCGGTTGCTAAATAGGCAGTCCCATCACACCACAAGTATCCTTCGGGAGCGACATCTGATGCTATCACCACAGGAATCACTGAACCTACCAATGCACCGCCTACAAGGGCAGTAGGTGGACTCCATTCACTTCTTGGAAAGGGAGCACTTCGGGCAGTAAACACATCGCCGTTATTCCCGCCTAATCCATTAGAGTCATACATTATGTTTTTCATAACGGCAAAGTTCTCAAATGTTGCAATACCTAAATGGTCTGTTTTTAGCATCGTATTATCACCTTGAGAGGTAGGGTACACTAAATAGGGGATATTGACACCACCTCCAACAGTTACCTCAAGGTCAAAGCAAGAAGGGTTGAATGTGGCGACATCACATAAAGGAGGGGCGACGATACTCATAAGTTAAGAGGAGAATTAAATTTTCTCATCTTATCGTATGATTAACTTTTATGAGAAGATGCCGAAGGAACTCCTGCCTAAAGCACACAATCCTAACTTTAACGACCATAAAATCAACCTGCCTTTCCGTATGTGTATCGTTGCACCGAGTGGGTCAGGCAAGACCAACTTCCTCTTGAACCTGATTCAGAAATTTAGTTCAGGACAAGGTACGTTTGCAACGATTACCATTTTGACTAAAGTTGCGAAAGAACCCCTTTACGATTACTTGAAACTCAAGAGCGAGTCGGTTGTCATCAAAGAAGGGTTAAGCAACTTACCTCCTTTAGACAAGTTTGACAAGGACGACAACCACCTGGTCGTCTGCGATGACTTGGTGTTGAGTAAAGACCTGTCCCCCGTAGAAAACTATTTCATTCGGTGTCGTAAGTTTAACGTAAGCATCATCTTCATCAGTCAGTCGTACTACCATATCCCAACGATGATTCGTCGTAACTCGTCGTACATTGTCATCCTCAAATTAGGTGCAGGGAAGAGAGAACTCAAAATGTTAATGGGGGAGATTGGAGGTCAACTGGATACCGACCAACTCTTGAATATGTATAATTACGCGACGGACACCAAGTTTGTACCGCTCATCGTAGACTGCGACCAACCTGACAGGTATCAAAAGTTTCGTAAAGGGTTTTTAGAAGTCCTTAATCCTGATGATTTTAGAGAGTAGTTTTTCTCTCTTTTGCTCTAATTTAACTATTTTACGCATCATATGCCTTCTTGCCTGACACTTGCAGAGGGTATACGCAGGAAGCAGTTTTTTCTCTCTCTTGACAGCAAGGTAAGCATTGCCGTCTATATACTTCAAATCTTGATGTGTATAGACCCGAAAGATTCCCAAGCAACAAGTAATGGTATAACCCAAAGGTCGCGGGTAAGTGTATGCCCTCGCTCTCAAGAGGAACTCTCGTCGCCACTCGGGGTTACCGTAGATGGCGTACTCGTTTTCCCAAATGCTCGTCAGTGGTTCAGCGGACTTAATAATAAGGAGGGAGTGCAAAAAAATATGTCGCCATCGTCCCTCATACTCCCATATGATGTTCTGCAACTCTTGGGGTAACTGGAACATAGTATACTCTGATAATTTATTAGTGGGGTCGCTCCTCAATATATATACTTACCCCTGTAAAGATTCAAGGGGGCAAAGCAATCAGTAGCATATCCATCATTTCCCTGTAGTATGGGAAGTCTATTTTTGAAATTTTGACCCACTGGGTAATGCTCTGCATCCTTCCACTCCTCATTGCCGTAAAAGTCACCGATAGTTTTGAATGTTGTTTGATGTATCCAATACTTTTCCTCGTATCGCCATCTCATCTTCCTCAATTTGGAATGATAAATTCTCTCAAAATACTTGCGAAACCAAACATCATACTCTTTATTTAGAGATAAAGTTTTTTGAAGGAACCGAGTTTTTCCTCGTTCGTTCAAGGTAATTCCCTTTTTTGTTAGTTTTCCAAACATTTTCCATCTTGTTTCAACATCAGCATCTTGAACCTTTCTACTGATGACAACATAGCGGTTGAATCGCTCCTGTGCCTCCATCTTTTTAACATCAAAGAACTTGCCGATGTAAGTAAGGATATCATCAGGCAAGTCCACCCAATCCACTTCCTTCTTGACAATAGGCAGGTCTATAGGTTCAGCAGGTACACCCATTTCATCGTTCAATTTAAGTTTCAGTGATGCAAGGAGTGCGTCCAAGTCATTGATTACGGACTGGATAGTCGCCATTTATGATGGGGTGAGGTGTAAAAACCTGAATCAATTTTTTTAAAATGTTTTCTAAAACAAACGTTTTCAACAACTAAATTACTAAAATTACTAGAATTTGTAAAACTTTTTCTAGAATCCCTCTTCCTATAGAAACTTTGCTAACTTTTAGTAATTTAGTAATTTAGTAATCCTTAGTTTAGGTCAAAGTAGTACACACTAAAAAATTGTAGTTGACTTTGTGTATTTTTACACAAGTAACGCATTGACTGCATTGTCTCGTTCCTTTTTTCTGCTAGCAACATAATTTTTAAACTGACTTTCAGTCCTAAAACCAACCACTACATCTTCTTGAGGATTGACTAAGACACTATCGCAATCTCTGCATTCGTTACATTTTTTCTTATGTAAACGCAACAGCATATTTAACCCTTTCAATGAATCGTTGCCAATGACCCGACCGCATAGCAAGTTTAACGAGTACGAGGAACTGCCATTGTTTGCCATTTCAAGTTGATGCAGGACTCAGGTAATAACCTGAATCAATTTTTTTGGAAATGAATCTCACAAATCTCCGCACCAATGCCTTTTGACCTGTCTTCGGGTGTAAATGTCATAGGGGGACACTTTTGCATCGTCCAACGTACATTCCAGTTTCTATCTACCTCATACCACTTGTCATTGGTAAAGAAGTATCCGCCTTCAGGACCACCTCCATATGTTTCATAGTAAGTACCCACAAATCCAAGAATCTCGTAGTTGGCATTGACGGAGTAGACTGCTGACATCTCATCGTTGTAAATAGGATTGAAAATCCCAAATCAATTTTTTTGGAAATTCAGTTTGGCAGTAATTACCTGGCGTAAGTCCTGTAATATTGTGTACGATTTAGGTCAAAGTAGCATACACTAAAAAAGTGTATTTTGGACTTGTATTTTTTATAAGTTTAGAAACCTGCGAACCGAGCGGGGAGTACCTTCCTCATATTACAACTGTCACAACACTGCCCCTTGTTCTTGATGGGTGCGGGGTTGTTACCGAACCCAACGCTGTTCTTCTTGCAGAGGCAACACTTGTAGCGACGAACCATATCGGGGGGTAGACGAACGTCCTCGTTCATCATCATCTGCGTCTCGGCAATCTGATTAGCGATTTCGGTGGTGAGGTCAATGTTCGCCATCGTAGTTTGATGCAGGACTCAGGTAATAACCCAAATCAATTTTTTTGGAAATGATTTCGGGGAAGCATCATTTTGGGGGTAAAAACCTGGTTTACCAAAATCATTTCCAAAAAAATTGATTTGGGTTTTTACCTGACCCATCATCATACCACCACACAGATGGCGACCTTCACCAACGCACAGATGACCCAGCAGAAGAAGAAGACCTCGTTCGCTTGGGCGAAGTTTTACGAGGCAAGGGGTCAGTCCGCGAACAGTACTCGGGGTGTCGTTGCAATGCTTGAAGCGTCAGGCATCCCTCGGCACAACGGGTTACT